TCCTGGTATTGATAACCTGTTAAAGGGTGGTTTAGCAAAAGGTGAAATCGGAGTTATTTTGGCCCCTACCGGTGTTGGGAAATCAACATTCACGACTAAGATTGCGAACCACGCATTTAACTTAGGATACAACGTACTTCAAATATTTTTTGAGGACAACCCTAAGATAATTCAAAGAAAACACATTACACTTTGGACTGGAATTCACCCCGACGATTTAACTGAAAACAAGGATGAGGTAATGGCAACGGTTAAACATATCGAATCAACAAGAAAAAATAAGTTGATTATGAAAAAGTTACCATCCGATACCGTAACGATGAATCAGATTAAAAATCAAGTTAGAAAGATGATTGCCGATGGAATTAAAGTTGATATGATTATATTGGATTATATCGATTGTGTTGTACCCGATAAAAATTTGGGGGATGAATGGAAAAGTGAAGGTTCGGTGATGAGAGGGTTTGAAGCTATGTGTCATGAATTGGACATCGCAGGATGGACGGCAACACAAGGGAATAGAAGTTCGATATCGTCTGAGGTGGTAACAACTGACCAAATGGGGGGTTCCATTAAGAAAGCACAAGTTGGTCACGTAATCATTACGGTGGCTAAAAGTCTACAACAAAAAGAGATGAATTTGGCAACAATAGCGATTACTAAATCGAGAATCGGTAAAGATGGAATCATATTTGAAAACTGTAAGTTCGACAATGGTATGTTAGAAATCGACACCGAACAAAGTGTGACATTTTTAGGACACGAAGAACAAAAAGAAGTGAAAAATCGTAATAGAATTAAAGAACTATTGGCGAAAAAAAAGGAACAACAATCTTAAAATAAATAATTAAAATTAAAAAAATGGACGCATCACAACAGATTTTATCAGATCTAACGGTTTATATGAAGTACGCAAAATTCGTACCAGAATTAAATAGACGTGAAACTTGGGGAGAATTAGTAACCCGAAACATTAATATGCACATTAAAAAATATCCTGCTCTCGAAAGTGAGATTAGAGAGGTGTATAAATATGTGTACGACAAAAAAGTATTACCTTCTATGAGGTCAATGCAATTTGGTGGAAAACCAATTGAGCTCTCACCTAACAGAATTTTTAATTGCGCATATTTGCCAATTGACAATTTGGAATCGTTTTCCGAATCAATGTTCTTGTTATTAGGTGGAACTGGTGTTGGGTATTCAGTACAAAAACACCACGTAGATAAACTCCCTGAGATTAGAAAACCAAACCCAAATAGGTTTAGAAGATTTTTAATTGGGGACTCTATTGAAGGGTGGTCAGACGCAATTAAGGTTCTATTCAAATCGTATTTTGGTGAACAATTATCAACACCCGATTTTGATTTTTCCGATATTAGACAGAAAGGTTCCAGATTAATTACATCTGGAGGTAAAGCCCCCGGACCCCAACCACTTAAAGATTGCTTACACAAATTAAAAGGTATTTTAGAGTCAAAAGAGGACGGTGATAAATTAACAACCATTGAGGTTCATGATATTATTTGTCATATTGCTGACGCAGTCCTTAGTGGGGGGATCAGAAGAGCGGCACTGATATCACTATTCAATGCTGATGATCAAGAAATGATTTCTTGTAAAACGGGTAATTGGTGGGAAACAAACCCACAAAGAGGTAGAGCAAACAACTCGGCAACGTTGTTAAGGCATAAAATAACCCAAGAGTTTTTTATGGGGTTATGGAAACGTATTGAGGCGTCGGGAGCTGGAGAACCTGGAATTTATTTCACAAATGATAAAGAATGGGGGACTAATCCGTGTTGTGAAATTGCGCTCCGACCAAATCAATTTTGCAATCTATGTGAGGTAAATGTTTCTGATATTGAATCGCAAGAAGATTTAAATAACCGTGTTAGAGCGGCAGCATTCATTGGAACATTACAGGCGGGTTATACTAACTTTCATTACTTAAGAGACATTTGGAAAAGAACAACTGAGAAAGATGCATTAATTGGTGTTTCTATGACGGGAATTGGATCTGGGGTTGTTTTAGGTTATAATATGAAAGAAGCGGCAAAAATCGTTAAAGAGGAAAATGAACGAGTTGCTAAATTAATTGGTATAAATAAATCGGCAAGAACAACAACTGTAAAACCTGCGGGGACAACATCATTAACATTGGGAACATCATCAGGTATTCACGCTTGGCATAATGACTACTACATTAGAAGAATCCGTGTTGGTAAAAATGAATCGATTTATGGGTATTTAAGTGAAAATCACCCAGAATTGGTTGAGGATGAATATTTTAGACCCCACGATACTGCGGTCATATCAATCCCACAAAAAGCACCTGAAGGTGCGATTTTAAGAACCGAAAGTCCATTCCAACTTTTAGAAAGAGTTAAAAAAGTAACACAAGAATGGGTTAGACATGGACATAGAGGGGGTTCAAATATGCATAATGTATCTGCAACAATCAGTTTGAAACCTGAAGATTGGGAATTGGCTGGAGAGTGGATGTGGAAAAACAGAGATTTTTATAATGGTTTATCTGTTTTACCTCACTCTGAACATACTTACATACAAAGCCCTTTTGAGGATTGTGACGAAGAAACATTTAATAGATTAAACATGTCGTTAACCAATATTGACTTAAGTAAAGTTATTGAGTTGACAGATGAAACGGATTTAAGTGAGAGTTTAGCGTGTTCGGGCGGATCATGCGAGATTTTATAATAAAACACCAATAATGTTATTAAAAGAATTAGCAATTAGAAAAGAAAAAATAATTAAAATGAATGTAAGTGCATCTAAAGATTGGATACAACAATTATATGTGAAGGAGTTTATTACACCCAAACTTTTACCATCTGACTTTTATTATAATAAAGATGGAAGGATGGTTATGACTGAAGAGTATCATAAACGTCGAGGTAAATGTTGCGGAAGTGGGTGTTTACATTGCCCCTACACACCACCCCACCAAAAAGATAATATAGATTTACAAGGATCCCGACATTAGGTTGGGATTTTTTATTTTACATCTATTTATAACAAAAGTTACGACATTATATTTATATAATATGGCAGACGGAATTACTTATGGTTTAGGGTTCCCCTTTAGACAAAGTCAAAAGGGAACTTATGTGTATTTAACGGAAACTACTGGTGATGAAATTAGGAGTAATTTAATACATTTATTATTAACAAGACGTGGTTATAGATATTACTTACCCGATTTTGGAACTAGACTGTATGAGTTTATTTTTGAACCATTAGACGGACAAACCTTTGATACGATTAAAAGTGAAATCGAAGAGACGGTTAGAAAGTATATACCAAACCTAACAATAGAGAACATCACAATTGAGGGGTATGTTGATTCTGAACCATCTATAGGTGATATGCCCACAGAACAATTCGATATACCTATTTATAGGGTACCTGGAGCAAATACGGAAGAGTATACTGCGAAGGTTAAAATAGAATACACCGATGACAATAACCCATTTGGGTCTAAGGAGTTTGTAATTATAAATTTATAATATTATGGCGAATAAAAAAATATCATATACTGAAAGAGATTTTGAAGGGTTAAGAAGGGACCTTATGAATTTCACGCAGCAGTATTACCCGGAATTAATACAAAATTTTAACGATGCTTCAGTTTTTTCCGTACTTATGGATTTAAATGCTGCAGTTGCTGATAATTTACACTTTCATATAGATAGAAGTATACAGGAAACAGTACTACAATATGCCCAACAAAGATCGTCAATATTTAATATTGCAAGAACTTATGGTTTAAAGGTTCCGGGGTATCGACCCTCAGTGGCAATTGTTGACATTTCAATAACGGTAAATGCGTATGCAGATGCTGAAGATGTTAGATATTTAGGAATTCTAAGGGCGGGAGCTCAATTTAATGGGGGAGGGACAACCTTTGAAACGTTATATGATATAGACTTCTCAAGTCAGTTTAACAGAGAAGGATTTATTAATAGAACTAAAAAACCAATATTCAACCAAAGTAATGGTGTTGCTAATTATGTAATAACAAAACGAGAAGTTGTGGTTAATGGGACAACAAAGACATTTAAAAAAGTAATTAATAGTTCCGATGTTGTACCTTTTTATAGTTTTTTTCTACCCGAAAAAAATGTTTTAGGGGTGACTTCGGTGATACAAAAAGACGGAACCACCTATTCGAATGTACCAACATATTCTGAATTTGCTGGAGACAACAACAGATGGTATGAGGTTGACGCTTTAGTTGAAAATACCGTCTTTATCGAGGACCCAACAAAACCTATAGATAGTGCGGGGGTTAAGGTGGGTAAATACCTTAAAACTGAAAACAGATTCATTACTGAGTACACACCTGAAGGGTTTTTAAAGGTACAATTTGGTGCTGGAACAACAACTCCAGATGAGCAGTTAAAAAGTTTTACAGCAACTGGGGTACCGTTGAACTTAGCCAACTATCAA